GTCTTTACATACACAACATGAGTGTGTTTCAGGTGGCACAAGCCATGAACATCACCGAGACACAGGTGACATGGCAAAGGCAACGTGCCATGGAAAAGATGCGTCAGTGTCGTCTCAAATGATTGTTTTTCATTAATAGAAATGGAAATGTACGATTTAAATTCCAGCGGAGGGGGTGGTACGCCTTTGACCTACAGCCCCAGTATTCCAGATAATGGCGCTGGGACGGGTCTCAATGTTCCCAAACCGGGTTCTCAAACTGAGAGGGATACTGGTTATGAGGCACAAAGGTCTGCTTTGGAGCGAAAAAATAATGACGCTCAACAGCAAGATAAACCGATGCAGATGAGCAGTATGGCATTTTCCACTCCCATCTCGGATCTCGAGTACGAGGAGCCCATGAACAATCACATGTCGGTTGACATGCACACCGTGATCCCACCTCAGGCGTCCGTGGCTCCTCATGAGATGCTCATGGCTCAGCAGGCACCTCAGCCTCCCTCCACGCCTCCCCCGGCACCTGCTCCGGCTCCCGTTTCGGCGGTTGAGGAGAAGAAGTATCCTCTTGGTCTGACCAAGGAGCAGTACGAGGCTGTGATTGTGGCTGTCCTTGTCGCCCTGGTATTCTACCCCGAGGTTCAGGCGAAATTGGCAGTCTACATCCCCAACTTCATGTCCAAGGATGGATCTCGCAGCATGGCCGGACTGGCTGTCAGCGGTCTCATCGTCGCGGTCGGTTTCTATCTGGCTCGCAGGTACTTTGTTGACAAGTAATTAAAGAAATAAAACACTATAAAAATACAATTGTGAAGAAATCCGGTTCTACAGATTGTGGTTCACGGGTTACATTTAGTCTTACTTTTTAGAATCATAGTAATAATTTTAAAAAATAATAAAAAATTTCTCTGGGTGGGGCTCGAACCCACGACCTTGGGATTAACAGTCCCACGCTTCTATCCAACTGAGCTACCGGAGAACAATGTGAAATCACCCAGGCAATCCACTCCATAAGAGGCTACCTAGGCTTGAACTTCACATTGTTATCTTGGACTTTATGTTTAATTATTTGACGCATCAGGAAATCCCCTGAAGCCAGAACGAGAGGCACGGGTCCCAACATCAATACGGTCGGAGCGATGGCAATGGCCACACCCATCTTCTGGCTTAAAGAAAGATCCTGCATATATAGTAATGTATGGTTATTCTGTCTGGCTGGTGCCACTGAATTGGCGTCTTCTGACTAAGGTCTACAAGTTCAGGCACATACCCCATATCACCATCTCGACCAATCACGCGACCGTTCCCGATCCAGACAACCTCGGGAGACTATACAATGTCGTGGATTTCAAACAATACGGAAAGATTGGAAAGAAGTATGAGGTCGATCCACTGCATTCACTTGGCTGGGAGTGTGACGTAGAAGATTTGGACATCAAGCACACACCTCACCTGAGTCACTTGTATTCATTCTTTCCCTACGACAAAGTGTATTCAGTGTATCCCACGCCGATGCGGTTGATCGCTGAGGTCTGTGTGGCGGATACGAGATCTCCGAACTGGGAGGAGTGGAAAATAATTAAAGAAAAGATTCCAAGATAAAGTACAATGGCTTTTTTACCTTTTCTTCGGCATGGCGATCTTTATGACCTTCTGGACACTACGTCCAAGGTTCTGAATGAGCTTCCAAACATGGAGAAGCAGTTTAATAATAAATTGGCTGACAGATATCTATACAAGCGTACCCACACCACAGATGAGGGGTTTGAGATTGAGATGCACCTGCCCGGGGTTGGCAAGGACAACATTCATATCACCCTTTCTTCTGATGATCACGAGGTGACGGTGGTATACGGCGAGAACCGAAGTGCCTCATTCGATTTGCCCAGTTACGTGGATGTATCGGATGAGGGTTACAAGGCGAGTTACATTGATGGTGTGCTTCGTCTGTTCTTCAAGATGCGAACTTCGGACAAGAAGCGCCGCGAGATCAAGCTTGATTAGACAAAAATAGTTCCACCGAGTCCGCCTTGGCAGCGGAAGACGTTAAAGTTTACCGCGTAGAGTCTTGCTTTACGCGATATGCTATTATCAACAAGAGTTAGTTCGAAAATCTGACTGGAAATTCGACTCATGTTGACTGTTCCGGAAGGAAACACTCCAGAATTTTGCCCCACGTTGAACACATTCGCCTTGTAGCTTGGTGTCTGTATGTAGTATTCATAAGGCTGAATGGCTCTCATGGTCATTTGATCCAAGTTGAAATAAACTTGACCATTCAAGAACAAACGCCATCGAGTCACCTGGTCGTTTGAATAGCTTGAATAATTTGAACTTACGCCTGAACTATAGTCGAACACGCCGTCGGTCCCCGAGTCATTTTGTACGACCAAGACGAATTCCTTGACGGGATTTTCAAATTCGGTTTTAAAACGTATCTGATTGAGATCACCCAAGGTTACTCTGGCAAGTTGCGTTTGCCTTATGACGTAATCCATCTGTTTCCCAAGGAAGAATTGGCGGTGTTCGTCATTTAGATATGCTGCTTGTAAATTTAATTCTATATTGGGCAGAGGAACGCCGCCGAGTTCGGCTTGTGTTCTGAGAAATATTCTAATTTGAATGGTGTGTCGGTTCAGGGACAGAAGAGGAAAAGCATTTGCATATTCAGTCCCAAAAAACGGCAATTCCAAGATAAAATTCTGATAGGGCGAACTGGTTCCATAATTCGAGGGAGTCACATTCCGAGCCAAGAGGACGTCATTGCTGTCTCGCGTTCTTTGACTGTCCGCGAGATCCGACATAACAGCCATGTATTCACCGGTCAGGCTTACAATCGTCTGTCCTCCCACCAAGAGATCGGCTCTATCCACATAAGCATGTCCGGCGTCCTGTGGAACATTTTCCGTATTCTGATATGTAAAATTCAAAAAGAATCCCGTGATGATATCACACGTGTCATTGTCTATAGTGCACACGGACTGATTTCCGAATTTGATTTCCGAATCGAATGCCAGACGAAGGTTCTCAGACGTGTAACCCGCACGCCCCGTGTAGACTTTTTGATAATAACTGACTTGTGGATCTCCGGTCAGAAAAGTGTCTTGGTATCCTGTGACGGCAAGCCGCATACTATTATGATGTGTCAAAAAAAGATTTCAAAAAATACATACGACTAATAGATATGAACATTCAACTCAAAAAATTTAACCCCGCTTCAATGGGCGACGACAAGGTTTGTGTATTCATAGGGAAGCGTGGTACAGGGAAATCGACGTTGGTGACCGACATTCTCTATCACAAAAAGCATCTACCGGCGGGCGTAGTGATGTCAGCGACCGAGGAAGGAAACCACTGGTATCAGCAGTTCATTCCGGACTTGTTCATCTATGGTGAGTACGACAAGGACATCATAGAGAGGGTCATAGAAAGGCAGAGGAAAATGGTGAACATGAAACCACCACCAGGGAAAAAGGAACTGACGTCCAGAGACATTGGAGCCTTCATATTGATGGATGATTGCATGTATGATAGAAAATTCCTAAAAGACTCGTGTATCCGACAGTGTTTCATGAACGGACGCCACTGGAAAATTTTCTTTATGTTAACGATGCAATACTGTATGGACTTAAGCCCTGATTTGCGCGCCAACGTGGACTATGTCTTCATAGCCAGAGAGAATGTAATCCAGAACAGGGAAAAGTTATACAAGGCGTTCTTCGGGATCTTCCCAAACTTCGACATGTTCAATCAGGTTATGACTGCGTGCACCGAAAATTACGAGGTACTGGTTCTGGACAACACCAGCAAGTCCAATCGGATCGAGGATTGTGTGTTCTGGTACAAGGCCAAGATCCATCAGAACTTCCGTGTCGGATCTCAACAATTCTGGAGCCTCCATCAGAAGACCTATAAAAAGGCGGGAGGCACCACCAAACCGGGCCAGGATCCCAATGAGGTCAGGCGCAATAGGAACTCCCAAGCCCTTCAGGTGAAGAAGTTGAAATAATTATTCAGGAACAGGACGATGTCCGAATGGACATCCGACACAATGGAGACCAAATCCATCGCACTCACGACGACCGCGCTCATTGACTCTGGGTTAGTGAGCGAGAGCAAGGCGGATGCGCTGGCCATTCACCTCAGCAAGGGGGCCAAGAACTGGTGCATCAAGCAAATGAAACCCGGCGACGTGAATGAAAACCTGAAGGAGTTACAAAAGTTCAACTCAAAGGTTTGGACGGAATATCTTGCCAAGAGGAACTACATTTTTGACGTTACTGAAAGTGGAGTGGTCAAGCGCAAGACACCACTGGTGGAAAAGCAGGAACGTCTTTTGGAAATCAAGAACAAGATGGTAGGCGAAACATTTGTGCCACCTATCAAAAAGGTCAGCAAGAGACTTTTGGATCAGGCACGTCTCAAGAGACTTCTTACTTTGGTCAAGAAAGATCTCGAAGAGATGGAGAACGAGATGAAGGGTCTGTCCATGATCAATCAAAAACTTGAACGCTACTTCATTCGCAGACCTTCTTTCAAGCCCAAGGTCTTCATCAACCAGGAAGAAGAATACCTCGACCTTCCTGACATCCCCAAGAGGAAGCGCATTCTCAAGAGACTTTTACACCTTCTGAACATGAAACGTTTTGGCAAGATGGAAAAGATACATGAGAAACTCACACAAGTTCGTAGGGACACGATGACCAGTCTGGTTCAGATACAGCGAGAGATCTTCATCAACACCAAAGAGTGCTGGGTACGTGCAGAAAGAGCATCGGTATTGGACAAGAAACATGCGAACGACGAACTCAAAGCCGAGCATGCCAAGATATCGGAACACATTTCAACAAACCTGAGCGACTACATGGTCGAGGTGCCAAAGCCTTTCAAAAACGCCACGGTCATCAGCGAGAACGACACGCGGGCAAACTGGAAGAATCCAGAGTTCAAACGCCTCTACGCGAACCGGATGCGATCACTGATCTACGCGATCCGCAACAACGACAAGTCCAAGTTTCTGGACAGGATCAAGTCAGGTGAACTCAAGCCCAACACCTTCGACTCCAAGGAGATATGGGATCTTTGGTATCAGGAACCCAAGAAGGAGGTGATCGAGAAGAAACCCGAGGAATACGAGGACGGAATGTTCAAGTGTGGCAAGTGCAAGTCCATGAAAACCACCTACGTGGAGAAACAAACGCGCAGCGCAGATGAACCCATGACCTTGTTTATCACCTGCAGGATGTGTGGCACTGTGATGAAGCGTTAAAGAAAAGACATGGAAGATATTTAGAATGTGTAGTATCTGTGGTGAAGATATTTCCTTCGTCTGTAAAGTCAACGTCCGTTGTGGTCATCACGTTCATCACGAGTGTCGTCTAAACCTCGTCCCATTTACAAAATGTTCAATATGTAATAGAATTATAATTAATAAACTTGATGTCTACTTGAGTGACAATGATGAAATATGTCACAAACGTTGTGATACGAACACGCGACGTTACTATCCACCTTGTCCGGTGGAAGGGTGTGGCATGGCTCTGCACAAACACCACGTGATTACAAACAAACAATGTCAGCAGCTCATAGTGGAACTCGAAGGAAAGACGTTTGAAGAACGCATGGCGATCTACCTTTCTTACGGATTCCGTGAAGATGAATTGGGTGGCGGAGAACTCGATGAAGAAACATGGAAAAAGATTCAAACAATCATTTCGGCTTCTTCACAAGAAAAGGAAATACAGGAAGATGTTGTGGTACCTAAAGAACCCAAACCAAAACCGGTAATCACTCCACCCAAGACCTATGAACCCCGAGAACTTGCTCCCGGTGAACGATACAAGCCGCCGAACAAGTCTAGACAACCCCAAGAACGCGGAGCTTCTCTAAAAACTCTAGTTCCTCACTCTGTGAAGGATAGGGTTCATGTTTCCCCTCAAGAAGATTTTGCTTTATTTTCGCAAGGTCCAGTCTAGAAAGGGTGACGGATCCGAGAATGTAATCCTCATAGGCTTCGGCGACAGCTGGAATCAGTGGCTTCACCAGATCGTACATCGCCTTGGCGTACAACTGGATCTCCGGTTGGGCATGACTGTCCATCCTGAGACGCAGATAGTGAAGAAGATTGTGTAGATTGATCTTCCAGTAGAATTCGGTGTAGGTCGACAGAGGTAGATGTTCCCGTGCCGTCTCTCGGGCAACTCCATGGTCCAAGAGTCTTTGATAGACCTCGAACGCCTGTTCACACGAAGCCTTCTGGTCCCTCAAAAGCACCATGGACTCGGGCGAATCCAGTACTCCATCGGAACCTTGGTGGTTCACCTTGGACTGACCACGGAACTCGGCCGGAACGTGGAACTCTT